CGCACCACGTTGTGTGCGATGAACGTGCAAGCGGAAGCCCGCAACACGAAAATTGCGTCCCTGTTGGCCAACAACTCGGTAACTGTAACACCAACACCAGTATTTGAGGAAAACGAAAAAAGCTGATGTACGATCATAAAGCTTACATGCGGAAGTACAACCAACGGGAGTACGTTAGGGCCAACAAACGAGCAACCCGTAAAGCGGGTGACCCCGTGCACCAAGCGTATATGAAAAAATACCGTCAACAGCCTGAACAACTGTGGCGCAATAGCACACGCCATAAAGAACGCGCTTATAACATCCGAGCGTGGTTACAAGCTATTCTCGGCGGTAAATGCGAACTTTGTGGTTGTACCAATCCATACATGCTAACGCTGGATCATCGTTTAAACGATGGTGCCGCTCATCGCCGAAAAGTGGGTAGAAAAACAACCACTGTATACCGAGCGGTGCTGATCGAAGGTTGTCCTACAAAGTATTACCGTCTACTGTGTGGATCTTGCAATTTGGCTGTTGGCTGTTTCGGTGAAGAAGCCATTAAACAAAGCATAAAGGATAAACTATAATGACAACAATTAAAATACCCAAGGTCGATGTTATAATAGGTGGTCAGCAAGGAAGTGAGGGGAAGGGAGTCATCGCTAACTACTTGTCTTCTGACTACGACGTACATGTTCGTGTTGGTGCCCCGAACGCTGGTCACTCGTTTATCGGCCCAGACCGCGCCAACTGGGTTATGCAGACTGTGCCGTGTGGGTGGGCCAATCCACTCGCGATTTTAATCGTGGGACGTGGTGGTCTTATCTGCCCCAAGCTGTTGCGTAAAGAAGTTGAAGCCATCGCCAAGGTTGATGGTACGATCTACAGCAGGCTGATGATAGACCCGTTGTGTGGCGTGTTGGACCAGCAGTTTCAAGACATGGAAGGTGGTAACGATGGAGAAATGCACCATCGCATTGGCTCTACTGGTAAAGGTGTAGGCCCGGCGCGTGAAGCCCGTATCAGCCGCGATCCTGAACGGTTCCGGTTGTTCCGGGATTTAGCCGCCGAGGAACCTTGGTTCGCACAGTTCTCGATAGCCAACACTCCAGCCTTAATACACAACATGCGAAAAGGTGGAGCGAAAGTGCTGTTAGAAGGCGCACAGGGTGTGGGCTTGTCTTTGATTCATGGCCCATGGCCATACTGCACTTCCACTGACCCTGGTCCCGCGCAACTCGCTTCTGACGTTGGCATCCCAGTGCGGGATATCGGTCGTGTGATAGCCGTTTTTCGTACCTTCCCGATTCGCGTTGCAGGAAACAGCGGCCCACTTAAAAACGAACTGTCATGGGAACTCATGTCGGATCGTGTGGGGCACGATGTAACCGAAAAAACAACCGTCACCAAAAAAACACGCCGGATAGGTGAGTGGGACGACGAACTGGCTGAACAGTGTCGCATCCTGCACGGGCCAACCGAAGTGGCGTTGACGTTTGTTGACTACCTCTCCCCGGAAGACGAAGGAGTGACGCGCTATGATGAGTTGTCCGTGGAAACCAAGGACTTCATCAAGCACGTGGAAGAAGTGACCGGGTGCCCGGTCCGTTTGGTTGGCACTGGTGGACCGAAACTTAGAATCATAGAACGCACAGCATAAACGTTGGTAGCATGAAAACCTGTACGAAAACCTGCACAAAATGCGGGGTGTCAAAATCATCGAACCAGTTCCACCGAAGGGGAACCACAGCGCGTACAGCTATTTGTGCCAGTTGTGATAGACAGCGCACTACTGCGTACAAGATAAACAACGCCGATCGCTTACAGAAACGAGATAGTGACTATCAGAAAAAACAACGACTTAATGTCAAACGACTGGTACTACAACGACTTGGTGGTCGTTGTATAACACCGGGCTGTGGTTGTTGTGAATTACATTGGTTGACTATCTCGCATGAAAACAATGATGGTAAGAGTCACAGAACAACATTAAACGGTAGTCAAGCTGTATACCGGTGGGTGTTAAAAGCCACCGACTTGCAACTACAAAAGGCGGGTATTTCCGTGCGGTGTATCCGGTGTAATTTCTTATTGGCATGGCAACGTGAAGCCGACATTATAGAAGCGATTAAACGTGAACACCAAAGAATCCGGGGTGATTTGTGAAGTTAAGTTACCCCAAATTCCGATATGTTGATTTCGCTGTAGGCGGCGCAACGCGTCGTAACAACATAGTGGGGTGTGATGAACTGTTTATGTCCAAGGATGCCGAAAACTGCTTTACTGGGATGTTCCGGTTCAAAGAAGAGTATAAACACCACGTGGAAGAAACAGGCAGTGTTCGTGGTGCTGACCAATTTGAATGTTATAGTGATTTTCTGTGGTTTGACATCGACGCGTCCACTTTACAGGATGCAACAGCAGACATGCAGACGCTTCTGCGTGGTGTTGAATCGATGGGTGTACTTGATCAAACAGTAGTGTTTTTTTCCGGGTCCAAGGGTTACCACGTTGGTATCAATGCAAGTGCGTTCGGCTTTGAACCGTCAAACGCGCTACCGGAGCAAATGCGCCACGTGTGTACGCACATGGCCGCGGTGTTTGGCATCAACATCGACACTAAAATCTACAACCACAACCGTCTATGGCGCATCGTTAACACTGTACACGGGAAAACCAGCTTGCGCAAAACCGCGCTCAACACGAAAGAAACGATCAACGCAACAGTAGATGCGATTAACGCGGTGGTAGTGGCCAACGTTGGCAACGAGCCGCCGCGCTATGTAGCGTGTGATTATGGTGCCCCTGTGGACTCTTTGGTCCAGATGCGCACGAGGTCTGCTGTTGGTGTAGCTAAAAAAGTCGACGGGTGGGCCGCTCCGCCGCTGTCGAAAAAACAGACAAAGCTGATAAAAGGTGGCGTAGACTTCCTGCTAACACAAGGTGTGGGGCGCGGTGAACGTGATAACGAAGCGTTACTTAGAGCTTCTGAGTGTCACAAGTGCGGTGTCACACAAGACGAGTGTATGGAAAAGCTACTTCAGTGGAACATACTAAACAGTCCCCCACTGGAGGAGTTGGACATTGGGCGTGTTGTCACTTCGGCTTACACCGGAGAAGGCTATGACTTCGGCACTAACTGCGATTCACTGCGCACCGCACGCGAAGAGAGTGGCGCGGTAATAAAAGCGTCGAAAGAAATAGACGTAGAAGCACTACTTAACGGTGACGCGCCGGAAGAGGACGGCGAGTGTTATGTAAGACGACCATACACGCTAACCGAGTTGTTGGCTGGTGGTAACAAACTGGAAATGCCAGAAATCGTTGGTGATTACTTCTCATGGCGCAAACGCATAACGCTGTTGGTTGGCCGTGAAAAGCTGAGCGGCAAGTCGACGATTTGCACCTTTGAAGCTATCGCCGCATTGCGCAAGGGTTACCGCGTGTTATGGATCTCCCCTGATGAACCACAGGACGACATCATCTACCGCTTGGCTAAGGCTGGTGTGGCTGAGTTCTCCGAGAACTGCGCTATCGTTGGAGACATGAACGTACCAACGTCATGGCTAGAACTTGGCCAGTTCATCGTTGGCTTTAAACCAGACCTTATCATCCTTGACTCGATCCACTCAATCTTCCCCATGTTAAATGATGGTAAAGTCCCGGATAGTTCCGAAAGTGCGGAGTGGCAGAAACTGGTGTCCAAGTTGCGACCGCTTGCGATAGCGTTAGACGCCGCCGTCGTGTGGATTCACCATGCTAACAAGTCAACCGGGCTATCCACCGGGTCCATTGGTATTGCCGCCGCTGTTGATGCTGTTGTAACAATGACCCCACAACGAAAGGAAAATCGGCGCGTGTTGTCCTTCTTGGGACGACGTGTGAACTCCACATCCAATTGCGCGCTTGACTACCTTGGCGAAGAACAGGGCTACCAGCTTGTAGAAGAGTGGAACCAGACTGATGAAAATAAAAACGATAAACAATCCAAAAACGAGGAAACACAGACGTGGTTCACAGAGGTGTTTATCCCCACTTGTAAGGGTAAGATCTTCCTACGCACTGAAGCTGTGCAGGCTTACCGGGACCACTTCCACGAAAGCCCCGGCAAAGCGTTTAAAAACTGCCTGATTAAGTTGCGTAGCTTGAATATTATCGGCAAGGGGCACATAGCCGCTGGCACCGCTGGCCAGAAAGGTTCCAGTTTGGAGTACGACATTTTAGACCCCGAACCCACCACCTCCGCATCCGACTTGACTGGAGAAAACGATGACTAAAAAAACAGCAGTGGCAAAGGTGCCAACACCCAAGTGGTCCAAGCTCATGCGACAGTATATCGTTAACCAGCTGGCGCGTTGGGCTTCGTATAAAGCGATCTGGGTGGACGTTACCAGTGAGCAGTTTACTGTAGACACCACTATCCCACACCTTGACCCGGAAATCTTCACCTATAACATGTTCCGCATGCGGTGTTCCCGCATTGCCAAACACACAATAGCGGTAGCGCATGAGTTGTGGCAACGCGAAATAGGTGCCGTGCGTTGGGCCGAAGAAAAAGCCCGTGTTAGAGGTCTGTCGGAGCTTATTGATAAGGTGAACAAAGAAATCGACGAAGGTAATTTCGACGTTAAGACTACCGGAACCATGGCCGCACTAATAGCCCAACTGCGCGGTTTGTACGAACAGGTACGCAAAGAGGTGTCGGCAGACGCTGACCGCGCGGCACTCTCTGCAAGTGGTACCCGTGTGTTGTTGACTAACCCCAAAAACGTGGAGATCGATGTTGATTACGTGTCCGAGTTGCTGATGGTCTACCGTGAAGAAATAGGCGGCCTGCACAACCTTGACCTTAAATCGCTGAACGTGGACGAGTTGGAAAAACTGCGCGCGGCGTGCACCGCGGCTATCTTCGCCAAGATCGAAGCAATCGAAGAAACCACAGCCGAAGAAATCAAGAAAGAAGAAACCAACGATGAGTGATTTTGATGTTCTAATGCGGAGGTTGCGGGACGCTGAGGAAACACCCGATACGGAGTGCACACCGGAGCAGGCCGCGCTACTGAAAAAGATAGCCTCTTACCCCTCGTATAATGACGTACACAAAAAGGATGAAAACGATGCAAACATTTAAACCGACTGAGTTAATTGAAGCCACACGCCTACAAAACGAGCGGTACCAGCTTCTTGTTGGTGCCAAGGTGTTCTGGATCCATCAACAGGATCCCACGGTTATCAAAGGAGCGGTAATTACAGAAGTGCGCTATCACCGCATGGCCAATGGTAGCGGCGTAGACCTGAGATGCGACGTAAAACATGGTGGGCAGGTCTCGACTAACATTCTGTGGCAGGATATTTTCTTCGACAAGAGCAAAGCTATAAAAAGCGTGATGAAGCACACCATGCAGAATCTCGTGGCGCAGGTGGAAATAACCGAACACCTGCAACCAACCAAAAACGTGTACACCAAAACCGAGGAAGATAACGATGGAAGCTGAATCCACTAATTTTACCGCGCTGGCCAGAAACATACAGAGCCACGTGAATCTAACAGCACAGTTTATCGGTGTGCCCGTGGTGCTGATTGAAATGTTCAATGGTAACACACGCATCATCCCGGCTTGTGTGTCAACAGCCTACATCGAAGATGGTGATTTGAAATTTAACATCATCGGGGTTTGTTCCGCCAATGGGGTGTCCTTCACACGCAAGGTGTTGTTTCGTGATGTGATATTCAATCTTAATGAAGCTGAAGAAGCCATAACCAGAATCATGTCCCAAAAGACGTGTGATTTTATGGAAACAGTGTGTGATCACCTCACTAAGGGTAACTTCGAGCCAGTGGAGCGCATGACTGACGCAGTGGTTAACACTAACGGAGGCGAAAAGCGTGATTAACCCAATAACTGACTTGGCGTGCACAGCCGCCTTGTTGTCATTACCCGTGCTACTGCTCGTTGTCATAGCGATCACGGCCATCAAAGAAAAACTCACTAAGAGAGGTGAAAAAAGATGAACCCAAACATAATCATCGCGTTGTGCGTGGGGCTTGCTGTCGTGATCTGCGCTATGCCGTTCTGGCTGGTGTGGATGGTGGGCAAAGTGTTAAAAACCACGTATAGAGGTAACAGATAATGGCTGTTAACGTACCCACCATCACCGATGCTAAGGTGATAGCAAAGCGTACCGGAGCCGCTGGTGTTATCATCATCGCATTTGGGCCGAAAGCGTACCCCTTGAAGACATGTGGCTCCAGCTATGGTAGCACCAAAAAGCTGTGTGTACACTTTGGTAAAGCGATGAAAAAGATAATGGAAGACTATTGGAACTGGAAACCCAAACCACCAATTGACGTAGGAGACGTTTATGACAGTTGAACAACTCCACACGGAACACGGGAAGTACATCTTGACTTGTCTCAAGCTGTACGGCGTACCAGCGCAGGAGTGCCAAGACGTCCGACAGGATCTCTACCTCAGGCTGTTAGAGGTGGACAAGGTTATCCACGACGACCACGTCAAGGGCTTCTGCTCCAAGATCGCACGGGACATGGCCTACGACTGGTTACGCAAACAGAGCCGCACACCGTTAATGGAAGCCGTCATTACCATCGACGACGAAGGTTTTGAGGGTATACACCCGGTTCTTACTGCTCAGACTATGGCACGCTGGGAGTCTATCGTCAGCAACGCCAACGTGGAGCGCATCGCTCAGGCGTTACAATTGGCTTTGATCTACGAAGTTGACCCCGGCATCACAGCGCACGAAGTGATAGCAGACATCCTATACGGGTTGAACATGACGCAGATCGGAACTAAACACGGGTTTTCCAAAGCCACAGTGTCCCGGTGGATGAAAGAGTGGTACGCATGGATCAACGCAAAACTCCCCCCACGTGTAACCATTACGCCGATCCTCTGCTCGTACTGCGGTATTGAAAAAGCACTGGGACACGCCGTGGGTTGTCCGTTTTTAACCTTCATCAAGGAAGACTAACATGACAAGCCGAGAACAACAACTGGAGTGGCAACGCAGGCACAACGTAAGACGGAAAGAACATCTTGCCCTGTTGGAGCGTGAGTCCCTCCGTGAAGTGGGGCTTATCGTTGCCCCTCACACGTTACAACTCGCGTCGGTGGAGCAATTTGTCGTCCTGTTTAACCGGATGGCTGACGTTAACGACGGACACCACATGGGCCACGTTAACGGCACTATGCCAATGATGTACAAACCAGCACGAACGAGAGTGCGAAGGGAACAGACAGCATGCTGAAAAAGAACATGAAATGCTGTGAGTTGGGCACCTACGAGTGTTCCGTCCCGGTGGCTATTAATGGTCGCGTCCGGGAAATAGACTACTGCATTGTGGATCTTGTAGCCGCGCTCAACGCAGGAGGGTTGACAACCGTTGCTTCCTGTTGTGGCCACGAAGAGCAGGACGGACGCATCGACCTTGAAGACGGTAGAGTGTTGATGATCAAAACGGGTGAAACCAACATTGACGCCGTGTTGCCTGATCTAATCGTGGGCCGCGTAGAGGAGTCGGGAACTGAAGTAACGGTACACCGGGTGGAAAGACGATGCCCAAATTGTGACAACACAGAGAGTGAAGGTCACATGGTTGAGTGTCCACGCCATGAGGATGTTAAAGAAGCCTTCACCAACCCAACGCTGGCAGAAAAACCAGTTAATGACCTTCTGGTGTTGGTTGTGGTAGACGCTGACTTCGCAACGGAGGAGTGTGGTTTTTGTGGTGCTCTTTCCGGAGAACAACATGACTCTACCTGCTTAATCCTCCAACGCAACAAACTGGACGACTTTTCATGATTACCTTCCTAAAAAAGTGCGCCGCGTGTGGTGTTGTCAAGTCAAGTGGCCTGATCAAAAACGGACGCTGTAAAAATGGGTGCACATCGAAGAAGATAGCCAAGTTGCTAACCTGTCCGCGCTGTAATCGCTCGTACAAAGAGTGCTACAAAAGCACCTGCACCATGACACCCTAAGGAGACAACGTGAGACGAGAACTGAGACCCTGCTGTTGTGGCAACACCCAAGAGCAGGGTCACAGCTTAGACTGTTCCTTTTACGGTCTGGGTTTAAGAGATATCTGGTGTCAGTACAAGCGGGGAGCCAAGCTTAAATGTGATCGGTGCGGTAGGGACGGGTGTACTTACCGCACTAATGGTTTCGTCGCGTGGGTGTCCAAAGCACCAAGCTGTCGTCCTGTGGGCTTCCGGGAAAGGCTCAAGGCACTTTGGGAGCGGCTCTGGGTGATCATAGCTGAGGTGGTCAACTGACTTTAGGACTGCCACGCTGGCATACGGGGAAGACAGTTAAGGCGTGCGGGCCACCCCGGATAGCGTGCGTACCGTCAGTACCTCTATACAAGGTACGTACGGTACTGACGGTACTGGCGGTCAGAAGGCCATAACGGAGGCGTGTTTTAATGTACTTTGAACCGCCAGTACCGTCAGTACCGTCAGTACCTTGTATATATAGAATATACAGGAAGACGGGGTACGAAAAGGTAGGGTTAACGGAGGGCGTTCACTGTTGAGTAGTATGCAACGGCTTGCATATATTGGGAGCAAAAAGCTCCAGAGTGTCTATTTGATATATTGGCTTCCCCCTATACCAAAGCAAACCACGTGCCAATTTCGAACAGCAAATCCCGTGCCAACTCGAAACTGTGTATTTAGGGGTACACAGCAAAGACTTTGTATCTACACAGTCTACACTGTGCGTGGAAGTTACAAGGAAGCCACGTCGTTGGCCTTCCTTGCTCCGCGTACTATACTCATATCCACGAGATATCTGAGGCTTACCGTCGTAGCCCCGGACCCCACCCGATGGACACTTCGAGCCATGCCCAATCCAGCGTCGTAACGCTGGCGGACGATTATAACGCCACCGCGCATATCTTACCGAGTTGGCACGCTGTTTGCTATAGCAATTCTCGTGCCAAGTTCAAATTGGCATGTCGTTTGCTAAAAGCAAATCCCGTGCCAATTGAGTGTCAACTGCGCGGTGGCGTTATAATAGTGCAAATAGTCTGGTATTTGCATTCCGAAATACACGTACAACCGAGTTGGAGACTTTCTGGGAAGCTTCTCCTTGGCCTTGCTTTATCATGGTGGGGTGTTCAGGGCTATCTGTCTATTTGAGGACCGGGACGGGCTTCCGGGGAACTCCGGGAGGGTTCGACAGGTCCGGGAAGGCCCGCTCGTACTCGGACTTCTCAGAACCGCATATGCAGGGGAACATCCCTAATCTGTGGGATTTTTGCCTATACCTTTGCACCTTGCGACACTGCTCAGGTGTGCATTTAGGCGTCCCGGAGGGTCCACGCGGGATTATGGGAGGCTCCCCATACTATCCGGATATCCTCTGAGAGGGTCTTTGCGGCCTTCTTGGCACGTCGTTTGCTCTTAAGAGCAACTCTCGTGCCAAAAGAGAGGTGTTTGTGAAACGCGGAGCCGTCCCGTACGGATAAACATGTAGAAACAGGACGGCCAACTTCGTAAGGCCCACGCCAACCAAAGTCAATATCGACCTCTTGCGAGCGATGGAGCAGAAGCAACTTTCTTGTTTACTACACACCGCACACCAACCCAAGGATGATAGCATGGAACCAACGAAAAAGTTTTGGAGGTCCGTCGGAAGACGTGGACCGATCAACACACAAAGACGACCAGATGTTAGTATCCGCGAAATTGCCTACCAGCACCCGTTTTCGGTTTATCACTCGCTACTCGCGGGCACCAACTGGATCGCGGAATTAGACATATCCCCCACAGCAAAGAAGCTCACACGGTTACAAGGTCGCGACTTCCGCTTGGCCGCGCAAGGAGTGCTTGATGACGCATAAAGAAGAACGATTACTTAAAAAGCTATGTGAAAAGCTGGATCGCCAGTATGAACAGGGTGTCCAAGTGGGTACCAAGCTTGGTGGCGTTTACAACATGCTGGTTCGCATTGCCGACCGCATGGCACTTAAAATGGAAGATTAACCATGGCAATAAAGAAAAGTATACTGAAGGGTGTCATCTGGGAAGTGATCGGCGTTGCGTCGATGTACACATGGACAGGCGATTGGAGATTTTCCCTCGCGTGGGTTACCTATCGTGTTGTCACCTTCCCGTTTTATGAGCGCGCTTTTAAATACGTGCGCAGACACTGGTTCATTAAAAAAGCTGATCAGCGCACCAATAACCCCGGATCACCATAAACACATGCAGGGTGTAGCTTAATTGGTAAACCGCCGTTTGCAAGCGGAAATCCGAGTTCGACCCTCGGCACCTGGCATAAACATGGGTGGTTGTTGCGTAACAAGCTGGATGTTAACCGCATCACATAGCATACGTTATAATGACCACCCGTACAAATCACACTAAACAAAGGAACACCGCATGAACTTCATACCTTTGTCAGATCGCATCTTAATTCTACCCACTCCGGAGCCGGAACCCAAAGAGGGTGAGATCATAAGAGTTCGATCCGACGTTGAAAAATCACCAACTGATGGCACTGTTGTTGCCGCTGGACCGGGACACTATGAAAACGGCGGCTACAAACCGATGGAAGTAACCGTTGGTGACCACGTGCAGTGGGGCAAGTTCGCAGGTTCGTACGTAGAAATCGACGGGTGCAAGCTCGTTTTAATGCGGGAATCTGACATCCAAGGAGTTATTCCAGATGTACATTGACATACTTAACGGGTTGTTTTGGACCGCGCTATGCCTTAACATTGGCCTGTGGTACTGCAAATCACACGAAAAAGAAATGAGCTGTTCACACGAAAAACTTGGCCGATTCGATGCCCGTGTTGGCATTGAGGAACAGGGCACCAGAGATTTTGATCTTACTATTTCGTGGGAACCACGCTGGTACTTCACTTTCCAGCTGTCACTTTGGACCGTATACTGTGGTTGTAGCTGGTCACGGGACATTGTATCGTACGCTGACTGTAAATATGATGGTGTTGAGTGTTACGCTTGTGGTTGCACAAAACAGTGCGAAGCGAAAGAGGAAGTTGAATGATGTACACAACTCACACAATAGACGCAAGTCGCACACCACTGCTGGTGGGCCAGATTTACGATGACGCGGTATTGGCTCGGACACCAAGTGGTGAAACACTGCTCATTCCGCGCTTTGATGTTGAAACGCCCGTGTTATCCTGCAGTAAGTGTAGTAAGCCTGCCCTGTTGAAACATGACAAGAACACTGATAAAGATCGCCCTGAGTGCCCAGACCACGCTCGTCACATGTACGAAGCACTGTTTACCGGGTCACACGACATCAAACGCTACAATCGTAAACAACGACGCGGCATGTTCGATCAGGCCAAACGCTGGCTTGGTGTATGGCGCGATCAGGTAGAAACACGGCTGAAGAACAACGCGGAACATACTAAAAAAGAGCTAACTGCACATGAAGCCAAAACCCGTGGATAATTCCCTCCGACCGTTTGTTCGTAACAGACCAGCGCGCTTCCCAAGTGGAGGCTGGTCCTACGCCCGTGTTGGCCGTGAGATACAACGGGGCTTTGATTACAACACGTACGAACAAACCTCGAAAGATGTGAACACCATAGAGAACGTCTTTAAACGGTTCGACAAAGCGATGCGGCGTTTAATCCGCGCTGTAAAAGGGTGCTTCCATGCCACTGTTTCTCTATAAATGTGATCGGTGCGATACAGAGCGTGAAGCGTTATTTAACGCTGAGGAACGAGCAGAGTACGAAGCCGAGCCACATCGCTGTTATATGTGCTTCAAGGGCGTACTACAACCCAAACTGGGAAAACACGGATGGACACCCTCCAAGTGGGGTGACTCGAAAAGCCGAAAGATCTAACATGCAGATTTATGATATCATTGAAACCGTACGACACAACGCCGCTGGAGGTGTTCACACCTACTCACAATGTGAATGCGGACGCCAATCCCGGCGTGGTGGTTGGCCATGTAACTTGTGTTTAGCTGACAAGCTGATTAAAGCTGGTGTGCCAAAAGGGTACGTCGAACTATGGTTAGTCTCACTCGATGGTGTTAACAAATGTGAGAGTCTTTTCGTTGACATTATTGGTGAAGATAACACGGAGTTATAATATGGCAGTACAACGTACCAAACATAAAGAAGAGCCAGCGCAGTATTACAACAACATATACAGCAGGCGCGGCGGCTATAACACCAAGCGTTTCGAGCAGGTGTACAACACGGTATTCAACTGGCTCAACTTCTCGGACGACATTCTGGAGTGTGGTTGTGGTACGGGAGTGCTGGCCAAGCGTCTTATTAACAATGGTTACTCCTACTGTGGTTTCGACTTCAGTAAACAAGCGATCGCACGATGCCATTCAAGCGTAATGAACCACGTGTACATCGGGGATGCTTACAACCCGCGATTTTACCGAAGCAACTTTGATGTGTTGGTAGCGGTTGAGGTGTTTGAACATCTGGACGACCTGAGAGTACTTAAAATGGTGCCCTGTGGTACGCGAGTTATCTTCACTGTTCCCAACTTTAGCTCACGATCGCATCTGAGAACGTACCCAGACGGGGACAGCATCAGGGAATACTACGAAGGAGTGTTGTACGTCACCAGTGCCATGCAGATTTCAACATCAACATCAAAAATCATCACGGTATGTGATGCTATTAAAATTTAGGCTGTGTTCGCAGTCTCATCCGAAGGTCGAGTGTAGCGGTGTACACTTGGCCTTTTTATTTATGAAAGAGAGTACCACATGAAAATGAAAAAGTTTAGACGTCTGTTAGCCCTTCCCCTCGGTATTACTGCCGGATTGTTTGTGTTGGTGGCCGCGGGTATCCTTGTGTTAGCTAACATGTTCAGATGGCTGGCTAATAAAGCTGAGGGACAGACACGCTACCCATACAAGGTGCAAGTTAAGTACGGTAGGGATCTTTAAGAAATGAGTAAAATCGGAATGTCACTAGCGCGCGACTCCAAACAGATGATCGGTGCCGGGCTTAATGTCATGGCGAAAAAATACCCACGTCTGTTTATGGCCATGATGCACCATCGCACCACCAAGGGCAAGCGCATGACATTTCGGGACAAACCATGGTTAACCGCGATTTACAAAGACAACTCGCACAACATGGTTGTAATCAAGTGTTCGCAGGTTCATATGACGGAACACGCGCTGTGCGCCATGTTCACCTATGCTGATCAGGGCAAGCGCGGTATGTACGTGTTACCGAGTTCAGAACATAGGAAGACTTTCGTGTCTGACCGCATTAACCAGATGAAGGACTACAGCGAGTTATACGATAACGCGATAAAAAGCAGACCAAACGAGAGCGACAGCAACGTCTACAAGTCGATTTTCAACAGTGGTTGGAAGTTCGTGGGATCCAACGTTAAGAAAGACTTCTTTGAGTTCCCATGCGAAGTGTTATTCTTCGACGAGTATGACGAACTTGATCAGGGTAACTTGTGGTACGCATACGATCGTGTTGCTAACGCGCCTAATCCGATTGTCTGGAAATTTGGCAACCCCACACGCGAAAACCACGGCATACACAGAGAGTTCCTCGAATCAGACCAAAAAGAGTGGCACGTTGATTGTGAGCACTGTGGTAAAGAACAAGTACTCGATTGGTATGATCATTTTATTACTCCGCATCACGGAACGTGGCGTTTACGCAACCCCGCCGGACGTCCGGTTTGTCAAGAGTGCGGCAAGGACTTCGATCGTCTCGGACCGGGACGTTGGGTAGCTATGAATCCGGGACCGGGCAAAGCGAGTGGATACCGCATTTCGCGTTTATTCACTAATAAAAAACAAAAGCCAAACGACATCATTAAGATGTTTAAGCGGTTCATTTTATCACAAAACGACCAGACCGCATTACAGAACTTCCACAATAACCTGTTGGGTATGACCTACGAGAACGTAGACTTTAAAGTCACTAAAGAGGTGCTAGCGCGCTCGGTGTATGAACACTCCGCGAACTTCGAGTTTGACCCGTCCTTGTTCCGCACGGTAATGGGAGTTGATCAGGGCAAGCTGTTTACCTGTGTGATCTCCATGGTGTGGGATGGTGAGTTAATTGATATCCACTACACCAATGTAAAGCGTTGGGCCGACGTGGAGAAGTTGGAGAGGGACTTTAACGTCGTTTCTACCGTGATTGATGCGCAGGGTGGTGGTTATGCGGAAACGCGTGATTATGTTAACGGCGGTAGCAACCGCTGGATGTGTTATTACAGACCAAAAGATCAAATAACGGGGAACAAAGAGTACAAGCTAAACTACACCGACCATATCGTGGCCACCAACCGCACGGAATGTCTCGACTTAATAACGAAGATGCTGTTGGAGAAAAAGGCTCATGTGCGCGCTGATTACGCTACTGCCGAGGGTGGAGAGTTCCAGCTACAGATGATAGAATCCGCGCGTATCACAGATCACAACGGTCGTCCCGTATGGACCAAAGGCAAAGACCATTTCTTCCATGCCAGCGCGTACCGCTACCTCGCGTTTCGTGTGAGTGGTATGTCACACAGTATCGCTAAGCCTGCCGATTGGCATGCGACAGACCAGAAAACTAAGATACCCGAACCCAAAGCGCGGACCATTGGTGCTCCAATGACCATCGATCCGAAGAAACAGACAGGCAACTGGTTCTCATGAAAAACTTAACAATGGATACATGCGGTCATGCCCAGTGCAGTCCCTGCTACATGGCAGGTTATGAACGCGTTGATATTAACTTCGTAAGTAAGTATTTGGACCGCGTTGTAGACGCTGGCAAGTTGAACGGAGTGTTTATCGATGTTGGTGCCCATGTGGGTTTATGGTCCCTGCGAATGAGCGAATGGTACCAAATGCGATACAATGTTACGCCGTTAATCTACGCTCTGGAGTGTGAAACACACAACTTCATGCGGCTAAAAATAAACGCTGAACAGGCCGATACGGGTATAGTGCCAGCGCACGTCGCGGCGTGGCATCGCCAAGAGTTGTTACGTGTAAAGCGCAACGAAAATCCAAGCAGACACAAAGTGGTAAATCCGCTGAATCACCAACCCGACTCAGCGGACATTAATAACAGGATAATGCGCATACAGGGTGTGCCCCTTGATGACATGGCCCACTCAGTGGAAAACAGGCAGGTGGACGTGATAAAAATAGACGTGGAAGGCGCGGAGTTGAACGTATTAAATGGCGCACGTGGTATTCTAACCGAAAACGATCAGCTGTTGGTTGTTGTTGAGTACTTAGTTGGTCACTTCGAAGAATACGGGTACACACCCAAACAAATTACGGCGTTTATGACAGCGCACGGCTACAGGACAGCACGCCCCGTCGATAAAGAAGCAACAGAGAATATCCGCACGGGTGAAGTGAAGCGTGTAATGTTCCTGAAAGGAGAAGTCTCATAATGTTGCGTATTTTTAACATAATCCGTCGCCTGTGGCGATCACGCGGCATGCCTCATATGAGGCTTAAGGATGAGGCGGCTGGTGTAGAGATATACAAGAGGTATGGGACACAGGATTGGGCACAACGCTACCCACACACGGCGGGTGATATTGACATCCCCAAAGAAAATGCTAACGTGTTTATCGCCACCCGCGCCATCTCGGATGCTATTAAAAGCTTGCCCGTTAATATCGTGGAAAGTGAAACGATGCACGGTGTTGAGCGTGAAGTTGATGACAATGACAGCCTTGCCAACGAGTTGTTACGTAACCCCAACCCGGAACACACGTGGTCTGATGTTATTAGTCACATTGTTAAATCATACCTGACGGATGGCAACGCGATCTTAACCATTGAAGAGGTAGCCAATCCCCTCGCACCCATTGAGATCTGGCCACGCGACCCACGTTGTGTGGTTATCAACACGAAAACCAGAGTGTACAAGTTCGGACAGAACACCACACAGCAGATATCCTTCCCGCGTGATCATGTTATGCACATGCGGGACATGGACGTGGATAACCCTTTCTGGGGTCTGGGCCGCGTTAACAGCGTGCGCGAAGAAATCAGGATGGACTACTACGTTAACCGCTTTAACTCTAACTTCTTCAAGTACGGTGCAACGCTGAACCTGATGTTTACCCCGGAGCACGACCTTAGCGAAGATCAGCACCGGCAGATCTTGGATGCAATGAATAGTGATGTAGGTGGGGCAGACAAGGCGTTTAAAACGTTCATTAACAAGTACGCTGGTAAACTGGAGTTCCCAGACCAAAAACATAAAGACATATCCTTCCTGTCGTTGTTACAACACAACCGCGAGAAAATCTTTGGCGTGTTCGGTCTGCCTCCGTTCCGTGGTGGCGTCATGGAGTATGCCAACTACGCCAACGCGCTGGCGCAGGACCGTGATTTCTGGCAAAACACCGTTGCCCCTATTCTAAAAGTTATCGAAGACACGTTTAATAAACAACTGTTGTGGCCCTACTTCGGCCCGGACGTGCGATTACGCTTCGACTTGAGCGACGTACCAGCCATTAAGGGTGACCCCACTGCTGTTGAGGATCGTCTGTTGAAGCTGAACAAGCAGGGCATCGTTAGCGACGAGTATGTACGTGAACAACTAAACATAGATGAGAACGCCGCTCCAAACATAAACGACGACGTTACAGGACAGCCACAGGCTGACGAAACACAAGAAGTAGAAAACGCGCTGGCCAAGCTGTTTAAGCTACAGCGCATTGACGTGTTATCCAGCATAACCAAGTTAACTTCCAACGGGTCCATGATGTCCGTGTTATGTGATCCAGAAACGCAGACTCCCCGGTTGTACAACGCGGTCGCGGCCAACAGGTCGATGCGGGACAACTTGCTACCCATCATGCATAACATAGTCATAAAGCGTGGTGTTGCGTTGTACGAAAACGGAGGCACCTTTTACGCGGATCACGAATTAGTTAACAACCTCATGCGTGGGGTAACATTCAGTATTGAGGGTATTATCGACCAGAACCGCGTTGTGTTACACTCAGCGTTGGGTGATGTTGACACCTACAATCAACAGCTTTTCCAGCTTCAAAAACGGATAAGGTACGTGTTTTCCCGCGAACGAGCGGCCAAGGAAGCACGTGTTATGCTAGCCAGCTTTGTTAAAAACGCTGATGAAGTGTTAGCCGAGATGAAACACCAACATGATAACGAGCAGATTTCCAATTTAATTACCACAGAATAAGGAGACAAACAGCATGACAGTTGAACGAGGGCAACTTGCTCTCAACCAGCTTTATGACAAGGATCGCCCCGGCATCGTCATATCACCATGTGATATGGAGTTTGCCGAAGTAAAAGACGGCGCAGAGGGCGATATTGAAATTAAAGGCTGGTTCATTACAGAAAATTTGATCGAGGACCGCCAGATGCGCGTGTTGACCAGTGCTTTCCAACACAAGGAAGGCTTGAGTGTATTTAACGGTCGCGTGCTGGCGTTTCACAACGACTACAAGGAGCCAATCGGCGAAGTCGTCGAAATGCGGCTGGTGAAGGGGAAGGGCATTGAAGGCCGTGTTCGCATCTGGCGCGAAAACAGCGAGCTATTTAAGCGCGCTATAAAGGAAGGAACGTTGGCGGCGTTTTCGATAGGCTTTAGTATCGAAAAGTGGTCGTTCAATGAAAAGACCGAGATTCTCACCATCGAGAAGGCCCGTTTAAAAGAGGTATCCGTTGTAAACATCGGTGCTGATTCGCACGCGGTTTTTGAGGTGCTTAATTCGATTGAAGACGTAACAAGAACCAAAATAACGATTGAAGGAGACAACACATTGTCCAAAGAATTTAACACTGAACAGTTCATGTCCGATCAGGAAAAACTGGGTACCAAAGTCAGTGACCTGCAGGATATCCTCACCAGCGTTAAGGATACGCAGACACAATTTGCTGACCGTATGATCACCAAAGGCGAGATGGCTGAGCGCATGGAGAAGTTTTCTGCTGAGCTTGATATCATTAAAACCTCGGTAGAGGAAACCAAAAAAGCCGCCGCTATCAAAGATCAGCGTCTGGCCTACAAGGACTACCGCTCTCTGATTACAGACTTCGTGTGGCTTACCGACGACAACGGTAACAAGCTGGGCACGATCGCACAGAAAGCTTACTGTCTGTTCCAGATGCCTGTTAATTACGAACAGATGGAGAACGGTTTTAAGCTTAAAAACCTACGTGATCTGCATGACGCCACAATCATTGCTGATGCGATGAGCAGGTTTAAACAGCGTGACCGTTACGACATTCAGCGTCTGGCGATGTACAAACAGCTGGTTAAAGCTGTCGAAGAGTTTGATCCTGAAGTTGCACTGGCTATGGCTGGTGGAAACGCTGGTTACGGCGCAGAGTGGCTTCCCACCGAACTGTCGAGTGAGTTTAATGAAATCCTCCGGGTACAGCCTCGCCTTGCCTCTAAGTTCCTCACGTGGAACATGCCTAAAGGTGGATCTGCTAGGTTCCCGTTCCAGAATGGCCGTGCGGTTGTGTACAAGGGCAGTGAAGCTCTGGTTGACAATGCTGAGGAAGCACGCAAAACCAACATTGCAACTGGTGTGAAAACCTTCACTCCTGATGTGTTCATTGGTGCACTTGTTTCTTCGGAAGAGCTTGTTGAGGATACCATCCTTGACATGGTTGCTTTCATTCGTAATGAACTGGCCACCGCGCTGTTGGAAGGTCTGGAATCCGCTATCTGCAACGGCGATGATAGTGCCACTCACTTTGATAACGCGGCAGGAACCACACCTTACGAAACGTGGAATGTTGAAACAGCCTTTAAAGGCGTGCGTAAACTGGGTATTGCCAACGCTCGTGATATTGAAGACTCTTCTTCCACTACTGGTGTTAATGCTCTTGAGTTGGTTAACTTCACAGACGCTAAAGCGGACTTGGGTGTTGCTGGTCTTAATCCAGCTGATTGTATCTACATCACTGGTATCAAAGGTCGCACGCAGGTACAACAGGCTCTGTATAAAACTGACGCTCTTGGCGTTCTGTCTTTCATGCTGTCTGGTACGCTTCCTAACATTGACGGTTCTGAGATCTACATCTCCGGTCAGTATGTTGAGACTCTGTCTTCTGCTGGTATTCAGGACTCTACCGCTGATGTGAAACATACCTCTATGGATTGCGTGCACATGCCGTCTTTCCGCATCGGCCAGCGTCGGGGCACTACTCTCGAATTTGGTAAGAATATCCTGACTCAGCAACAGCAGTTTGTTGCAACTGCACGTTGGGACTTTGGCAAGATTAGCGCTGACTCTATCGAGCCTGTTTCTGGTATGATCAACATCCAGCACACTACCTAATCTTACTATCACACACCCGGTGGGTCACTAAACACGGCCCACCTTTTTAAAGGAGATACAATTTGACTGGAATGACGCGGGCAACCCGCGCAGGACTAATAAAATTCGCCTTGGCCGCTGGTGCCGCGGATTCCTCTACTGTTGGGATTGACATTGACGCGGCTGATGGTACTGCCATTGTTGCGGGCGATATTCTCATTGGTGTGATGGAACTTGCCGTAACAACCAACGCTTGGACTGATGTTACAGCAGACTCGGCTATCATCGCAGGTGGGAAGATTACTCTTCCCACATCAGCAAACGATGTGGTTGCCGTGTGGTGGATGTCTACGGAAGAGGAACAACAAGTGTCCTCGCCGTTCATCGCGGCTGAGGTTGGCGCTGGTGCACTGGCTAATACTGATATCACCATCGCGGGGATTGACCCGTCTGATGTTATAATCGCGGCTATCGAAGTCAACACGACTACGGGCGCATGGACTGACCGCACGTTTACCACTTCTATCACTGATGATGACACGGTACAGTGCAGTGCGTCCACCAACACCAACACATTGTTTGTTATGTATATGGACTTGACCGGGCCGCGCAGTTTTTCTGCCCTCAACTTGCAAATGGGCTTCGCCACTGTTGATAGCTCCCCAAGTACAGACCCCTCATCGGCCACACTAACCAACATTAAAGCCTTGGATGTCCCACTTGTTAACTTGGCTGTTGACGAAACGGACTACGACGTTTTAGATGAGTTGACATCCGTGACAACGGTTGCTTCCGATGGCGTGCTGACTATTGACGAGCCATCCCCTACTGCTACAGCAGGGTCAGTAATCCTCTGCTTCTGGCAGAAATCCAACGACTTAGACACCTAAGTCACACTTTGATAACCACATGCGGGGTGCCAACGCGTCCCGCATTTTTTATAGGAACACACATGGCTGATATCATAACACTGGCCGAATACAGGCTTTACGATGACGCACCGAGTCCCGCCGAAAACGACGACCAGATCGAAGCGGCTATTGGGTTGGCAACATCGTTCATCGAGGAAAAAACTGGCCGTGTGTTCGCACTGGATAACTACGATCCGATAGAACTAGGCATCTACGGTAATCAGGAATTTAATAATAACCCTTCATTTTCTGATGGTTCTAATTGCACGGTTATTGGTAACTGGCATCCCGACGATATGGGAACGTTGCTTTTTGACGCTACAGTGTCAGCGTTTCGATTCCGTACTAAGGTAACATTGTCTGATGCTATTGTAGTGGTTTCTGTATACGAGTTAGACAACAGCGACATGCCCGATAGCTTAGAGAACAGTACGATAATCGCCACTTCGGAACAAACGTTATTGGCTACAACGGGTAACGTCTTTGTATGGCACACGATACCGATAACAGCCACGTTAGAGACTGGTAAATACTACGGTATGGCGATACAATTCTCTTTTGCCGATACTGGGTACATTTACGTGGCACGGCAGGTAATAGACGACTCGCATTACAACAACTATTTTAGTGGGACATGCTACACACCACCAGATCCGCTTGGTCCGGTCGTTGCTCAAAAAAGTTTATACGCGATGTACCTTGTGTACGAGGAAATCCCCATCGTGTCAACGGAAGTATTGGATGGTAACGGCACCAATCGCTTGTACACGCGTAACGCACCTATCACCAACATCACAAAAATTGAATACTGGAGCGGAACCGCGTGGGAAGAGTATGATGTTGTTACCTACCCGTACACCTTTAAAGCTGGCAGCAATCGAATCTACTTTACAAACGGACACCAGTTTTACAAGGGACTCCAAAACATACGTGTGACTTTTAACCACGGCTATCTTATCTCGTTGCCGGACGACTTAAAACTCGCATGCTACATGCTGTCGAAAAACATCGTTGTGGAAGCTGACAGACAGGGTATTAAAAGACAGTCAGATGGGGAGCAGTCATTCTGGTACGATCACACTGTACCACCGCAGGCACTTGGGATAATAATGCGATATAA